CTGGTCATCATCCGTGGCTCGCGGTCTGGATCGCTGGCCAGGTGCGCCGACGCCCGGTAGCCGTGCAGGCCGCTGGCCCCCCAGGGGATCTTCACCATTACGGCCAGGTCGCACTCCCTGATGTTGTTCAGGGGCGGCTCCACTAGCGGACCAGGTACGTAGTCGAGGTGCGGTTCAGCTTGTGCTTCCTGCCACGGTAGGCCGGATACAGCAGCCCGCCAGTGAACGGGATCAGCACCAGCCACCACAGCGCGCCCTCGGCCACGCTCATGCCGTGCTCTGTCTGTGCTATTGCCTGTCTCATGACGACCGGCCCTCCATCGACCTCACGTACGGTAGCCTGCACTCGGGATGAGTGCGGACCTGCTTCTTCGGCGGTACGGTCCGGTGGACGACCTTGTACTTGCCCTTGATCGTCTCGTGGCACCAGCCGCACGTGCCGTTGGTAGTGTTCTTCTTCCTGTCCAGGAAAGCTTTCCCTACCACAGTACACTGTCCTCTACTAGACTATACTGACTGTACGTAGCGCTACCCGTCGTGGCCTAGAGGGATCTGAGGCTCGCCGCTGACTACCATCGCCTCGACCAGCTCCACGATCTCCTTGTCAACCTCGCCGTTGTCGATCTCCAGCTTGGTAGGCATGTCCAGGCCGTTCAGCTTGGCACGCCGGGTGTACACCGCGACCAGGCCGTGCAGCGCCTTAATCGTCGGGTCGTCGTCGTCCAGCTCCTCAGTCTCGTAGACCGGTACGTTCTCGTCGCCCCGCTGGTAGTACACGAACTCGCCTGTTTCGTCCCGCAGGTTTTTGCGTCTGCCGTTAGCGTCCAGGATGTACCGCGTTACGATGCCCTTGGCGCTGACTACTGGGTGTCCCTTGGCGATGATCGTCCAGTATTCCTGCTCCACCTGATCTAGCTTCAGGTTCTCCTGGGTTCGCAGCGCCTCCACGTCGGGTGACGGGTACTCTGTGAAGTAGTCCTGTACCGCCTTGTACGCTGCTCCGGGACTGGCGTATCCCACCTCGTCGGCTATCTGCTGCCAGGTCTTGCCGATGGTACGCAGCGTTACGGCTCTCTCTCGCTTTTCCTTGGCCACGGTTTTCCGGCGTACCATGTCGCCGCTCATCCTGGCCACGTTAGTCCTCCCTGTGGCACGGGCACTTGCCTCCGCACTTGCACTCTTTACCGTACAGGCTGCTGAGGTCCAGCCCGCTTGTTTCCTCGAACGCCTTCACTTGCTGCTCGCTGAGCTGGCTCAGCACCAGCGGTCCCTGATACTCGAACGGCTGCCCGGTAACCTTGTGCAGCCGCGTCATCTGGATCTTGGCCAGGACCTCGATGCTCTGTCCAGCGTCTCCTTCTTCCCATCCCATGCTGACATACCCACCGCAGTCAATGCACCGGTACTCGAAGCTGGCCTGGATTACGGGCAGCAGCAGCATCCGGTGGATCCCGCACGACACCGGGAAGTCTTCTACGTTGATTCTCATCGCGGTCCTCCTCCGCCTCAGGGCCTGGTCCGGCCGGTATACTCCGCTGGCCCGGCCGGACCAGGCGCTCAGGCGGCTAGTGTCCGACTAGCTGACTCACGTAATACGCCAGGGTGGCGAACCCCAGAAACCACTTGGCCAGGTTGCTGAGCACGGTTAGCTTGGTTGGCTTCCTGGCCATCCATCCGCCGTAGTAGGCCGCCCTGGCAGCGGTCCGCTGGCCGTCGTCCTGGGCGATCATCGAGTGGGAGTCAAGCCACCCGTCCCAGCCCTTGTCCGGGAACCGCGTCTCCTCTGGCTGCAGCGGCTTGCTCACGTGTGCCGCCCGCGTCCCCGCGACCGTGGCCGGGTCCCGCCCCCTACCGGTATCGGGCCAGGGTCCTCCACGCTTACGGGCGTTCCGTCCGCCTCGCCGTCTGGCGTCTCCCGGCCATCAGCCTGCCCAGCCGGTGCTTCCCCGTCCTCAGGTTCTGGACCGGACGCCAGTCCCTCGGTCCCGGAGCTGCCTTCGTCCTCGGCTGGACCTTGGTCCCCTTCGGCGTCATGCACTTCGGGCAGTTCACTGCCAGGAAGTGGCCCGGGTGCTTCGGGTCCTCCCTCTGCCGGTGGTCCGCCTGGGAGTGTCCCCCCGCTATCATCCGGTTCGCCTTCTGGCGTGCTCTCCTCGACACGTTCATCTGCCTTCTCCTTCTCCCGGTACCCGATGATGTCGCCGGTCCCGTCGTCGGCCAGAATGTCGTCGGCCGCAGCGATGTACTCCTGCAGCCTGTGGTACTTCTCGGCCACGACCAGGCCGTCCCCGACCAGCACGATGCACCGGTTGGGGATGTCGGACAGTTCCAGCATCAGCATGATCCGGCGCTGGTATGCCTCGATCTGCTCGTTGGTGAAGTAGGGCGGCAGCAGCACCACCAGGGTCTCCCCCGGCTGCAGCACGCTGACCGACCTTCTGAGGGCCTCCCTGATGGCGTCCGACCTCATGGCCGGGGCGTGCACCAGCCTGCACACCGGGCAGTCGTCCTCCCCCACGTGCAAGGCCAGGAGGTGACCGCACTCGGGGCACGGTCCCATCACGTGGTCGCCCTGCTGTACCCGGTACAGGCAGTGAATCCTGGCCGCCTGCAGTACGGCGATCGGTCCGGTTGTCATCCGCCCGGCCTCCATCCCGCTCCGGCAGCCAGCAGGCCGCTCTGCTTCATCGGCGTAAAGCACACCATGCAGACGGTGTTGCCGTTCACGAACACGTCCGCTGGCCGCACTGGCGGGATCAGGTCGGGGTGGGTGCCGTTCTGGCCCTGCATCGCGAACGGGTTCTGGGCCATCTGCGCTCCGGCCTCCAGTGCGCTCTGCATCGCCTGCATGAACTCAGGCATGCCCTGCACGATTCCGGCTGCTTTCAGCTTTCCGGCCAGCTCCTGGATCGCGATCTTGTGGTTGTTCAGGCAGTTGCAGCACGCGGGCCTCCACGCCTGCTGAGGGGCCATCATCTGCTGGAACGCGGCAGCCATCTGGGCTGCCTCTTCCGGAGTCGGCTCCCGGTCCTCCGGGGCGTCCGGCGGAGCGCCCTGGGCCGCTTGCTGGCTGGCCGCAGTCCACGCCGCAGCGGGACCGGTCGGCTCGTCGTCTTTCATTGTGCCTCTCCTAGTCGGTTGCCCACTTGTAGAACATGGTTGCCACGTAGGCCGCAGCTCCCACGCACGAGAACACTGCCATCGTGATCACTCGGTGCCCCTTCCACGGTTGGTAGCCAGGGTGTTCCACCTAGCGCGGCTGCGCCGCTCCGGGTGAGCCAGCTCGTAGCGCTGGTTGCGGGCCTGGCCCTTGCTGCTGGTGTTGTACCTAGCGTTGGCCAGCCTGCGCCGCTCAGCCCGGTCAGCTTCCGCTTGATCCGAACCCATTGGTGCCCCGCTCGCTGTCCGGCAGTGCCACGTACGGCTCTACGAAGTGGACCTGCAGGCCCTCCAGCAGGTTCGGCAGGACGATAAGCTGGGCCACCCGGGTGCCCCTGGGCAGGTGCAGGATGCTGCACTGGCCCAGCGGATCGGCGGTAAGAGGCCGGTACAGCATGACCCGCAGCTCGCCCCGCCATCCTTCGTCGATGATCCCGGCCATCACGATCAGGCCGTGCTTGCTCCAGGTCGAGGACCGCCCCGTAATCCAGCCGAACGTGCCGTGGGGCAGCGCGACCGCTACGCCGCATGGCACGTTCGCGGTGCCGCCCGGCGCGACCTCCACGTCCTGTGACAGAGCCAGATCCAGGCCGCAATCGCCCGCGTACGACGGAGGGGTGAACGGCGGCAGGTCCTGGCCGTCCGTGCGCTTGGCTACCAGAACGTGGCGGGAGAAGTCTTGTGAACCGCCGGACGTAGCGCCCAGGCTGTCCTGGACGTGAACAGGACCACGACGGGTCCGGCGGCGTTCCGCTATCACGTCCCGCTGGGTCATCTGCTCAGCGTCCCCCGGAAACGGGCTGGCCGTCGGGAACGGTGGCCACGGGTCGTCTGGCCTGGCCGGAACCCGGAATGTCCGGATCTCGCTCCCTAGCGGGTAGTCGGCTCCGTCGGCGTCGTTCATGACATCCACCTTCCGTGCTCTCGGACATAGCGCCCTATGTAAGTGTAGATCGTGCCGTCGTGCCAGGTGTCGCCGCGCGGCTCCCGGCCCATCTGCCACGCACTGAACAGGCGAGAGGTCTTGCCCATCAGGTAGAACCCGATGGCCATCTCCAGGCCAGCCCGCTCGCGCGACTCGCGGTCGAGGTCGGCTCCGGCGGGCAGCAGGGCCTCCATTGACTTGCCCATGATCACGAAGTCGTAGCCGCCGTACTCGTCGGCCTTGTCCTTGAGGCCCTGCAGGTCGGCCTCGAACGTGGCGCGCAGCCACTTTTCGATCTTGTCCCACTGGGCGTCGGCCTCCTGCACCCGGGGTGTAGCGGGTCCCATCCACGTCGAGCTGCACTTGAGACCGCTACGGAGTGCGGCAACCAGGCCGCAGTCGCCGCACACGTCGGTGTCGCCTGGTTCGACGCTGGGCCACAGGTGGCCGTTCTCGTCGCGGTAGGTGACAGGCATCAGGACCGCGCCAGAGAGTTCTGGAGGTTGATGATGGTCGAGGGCGAGGTACCGACCAGCTCGACCGGGCGGCCGATGTCGGCGGACCGGGACGCGAGCAGGCGATCCCACGCGTGCATCTTGTGGTCGGGGATGTCCTTCTCGAACCACAGGCCGGACAGCTCCGGGATCACGTAGTCGGCCATCGTGAGAGCAGCATGCACGGGGGACCCGGGGCCATGTCCGTGACCGTTGGCCTCCATCGCCGCGCGTGCCAGGCGGCCATCCCACTGGCCGACCCGCCGCACCTTACGGGTGACCGTAGTGTGCTCCTCCGGCAGGCCAAGCGCCTCCCACGTGGTTTCGTGCAGGAGGGGACCTGAGTTGCCAGCCACCCGGATGGGCAGGGTACGGAACACTACCCACGCCTCGAACCTGAAGCCACCGGCCGACCACGGCGCGATCCCGGCCATGGCCAGCATGTCCATCGCGGTGCAGTCGGACGAGGTGCACTGAGGGTAGTAGCCCGCATGGGTGCCCAGCAGGTAGCCCTGGGTTCCCTCGACCAGCACCTGGCCGCCGTCGCCCAGGTGGCCCATTGCATCGCGAGCTACGGACCCACCGAACCTGGTGAAGCGGTCCAGGAGGCGGCAGTCCCCCGCGAGGGTGGCCTCCCTCATCGCGCGGGACGCGCGGGCAGCTCCGATTCCCTTGGCAGTCGATCCGATCCGGTCCGACAGGTTGCGTCCGGCCTCGGCTTGCTTGTGACCGTCCTCTATCACCGTGGCGGTCCAGTCCACGGTCAGGCGTTCCCCGGCGTTGTACCCGGCCGCGTCGAGCGCAGCCACCTCTGCAAGGAGGACCTGGGGGTCAACCTCGGACCCGGCCGCGATCGCCAGCATCGACGAGGTGTTGCTGACCGCCGCGACCGGGACCTGCCGGAGCCGCCACGGATGGCGGTCGGACGCGTGGAAGTCGGGACCGGGGTCGGGAAGCTCGGTGGCGGCCGAGTTCGTGCAGTCCGGCGGGCACCGGCCGATGACGGTGTGACCGGCGTTAGGTCCGGCAACGCGAATGGCGAGTCCGTTGGTGTGAAGGGAACAGAGGTAGGCGGCGATCGCGCCCTTGCCCTCGGACCCGTACTGGCCTCCTACGACGGCCTGCAGTGTCACTAGCTCTCCTTAGGGTTGCGGTCCCCGGTGGGCATCCACCAGCCGGGGACCGTAGGACCAGGCTACCCTGGCACTTGTCGGCGTGTCAACAACGGGGAAGAGGGGTCGCGGGCAGCCCACACGACGCCGTGAGACGCGGCATCGCGGCGATGGGGACGGCCGGGCAGGTCGAAGTCGGGACCACGGTACTTGAACCGGCCGGAGCCGAGGACGCGGCTCTTCATCTTGAAACCGGACGACTTGGCGATAGCCCGGCCAGCCTTCAGGTTACCCTTGGCGTCCTGCTGGGTGAGGGGCAGGCTGGCACGGTCGGCCAGGTACCGGACTACGCCGACGCACTGGGAAGTAAGCAGCTCGGAATAGCCCTGCTCGCGGGCCAGCCACGGGTACAGGGAATAGCGCTCCAGGACCAGGTGGTGGAGGGAGGGGATCAGGGTCTCCAGCTTGCGGTAGAGCTGCTGTGGCTCCAGGGTCAGGCAGGTGAGCAGGACGATCCGGCCCTTGGTGGACTGGTCGATGCAGTCGCCAGCGTAGCGCATGGAGCAGCCAGGGCGGAGCAGGAAGATAGCGAGGCCGCACCACGATTCGCCAGGGTCTACGGCAGCGACCTGGTAGCCCCTGGACATCAGGACCCGCTGCCCAGGACGCGGCGCAGAAGACGGGCAACAGGCGACTCATTTTCCAGGTCCTGGCGCTCCTGCTCCTCGCGCATGGCGACGTGATCGGGACACGGACAGTCGTTGTCCTCGTCGTAGTGAGCGTCCGGGTAGCTCATCGCAGGACCAGCCAGACAGCGAGGCCGAGAACAGCGGCGATGATCAGGAGGACAGCGACCACCCGGAGCCAGTCGAGGGAAGTCCCGGCCGACGCGCCCATCAGAGACGGCCGAGTCGCCTGGGAGGGGCAGAGTGACGGGACCACGACCGGGGGCACTTAAGGCAGATGTAGTGATCGATCCGGCGGGCCAGCAGATGGCGGTGTGGAATGAAGTAACGCCACCACGCGTACCGGCCGCCCCGGGTGGCCAGGACTACGGCGGTAGCGGCGGTGAAGACAGCAGCCGGAATCAGGACGTCGGTAGAAGTCACGCGGCAACCTCCTCGAAGTAGGCCGAGGAGCCGAAACGCTTAACGTCGGCCTTGAACGGGACAGGGGAGAACAGGTTAGAGAAGGTAGAGACGATGGCCGAGGACATAGCCGGAACGACGCCCTCCACGTCTGTGACAGGTATACGGCACACGAGGGAGTCGTGGATCTGGAGCAGGAGCAGGCCAGGATACTCGCGGTCGAAACGGACCATAGTGATGCGCATGCCCTCGGAGACGTCGCCCTGGACCCGCTGGTTGAACGCCTTGTGGACCGGCTCGTAGTCTGCGAACTTCCGGACCTTGCCGGTGCACAGGCGGACGAAGCCAGACTCGGTGGCCATCTGCGAGAAGGTCCAGAGGGCACGGGCAAAGGCAGGGAAGGCGTTCTTGTAGTCGGAGATCCACTCGCGGCACTGGTCGACCGAGTAGTCGTAGCCGGTGAACTTTAGGATCTGGGTCCGGAGACCGCCAGCGCCGATGCCGTACAGGATGCCGAGGTTGCAGCGCTTAGCGACCTGGCGGTAACGCTCCCACTCGGCCATCAGCTTGGCGTCAGCCACGGACTTGTCAGGAAAGAACATCAGCTTGCAGGCGGCGTCGTGCGAGTCAACACCAGCGCGGAGGGCGCGTAGCATCGACTTCTCCTGAGCAACCTTGGTGGCTACCCGGATCTCGGCCTGGGATGCGTCAGCTTCCCAGTGCTCGTAGCCGTCATCGTTGCCAAGGAAAGATCGGATAGGCTCGATGCCGGGAGGGATCTGGTAGTCGTGGGGCAGAGCCTGAGCCTGGAAACGTTCCACAGAGAGACGACCTGAGACGACTCGTCCCTGACGATGAGTAGTCCGGAGACGCCCATCGGGTCCAGCAAGAGCGGGGAAGGCGGCGTACCACTTGGACCGGGCACTGGACAGCTCCTGGTAGTGGGCGTACTCGGAAGCACCGGGGGCACCGGCCTTGATCAGGCGGCCGATGACCTCCTCGTCGACCTGAGGATTGGCGTGGGAGGTGATCTTGTCGGAGTAGGGGAGGTAGCCGAGGCCGCCGTCCTTGGGTGCACCGAAGAAGTATTTGATGGCGGAGGGGGAAGTAGGGCGGCCAGTGCCGCCCTTGAAGGGGACAGCAGCGGCAGCGTCCTGGATGAGGGAGTCCAGCTTGGACAGCTCACGGCGGCAGCCGGGGGCGTCAAAGCCCACTCCTCGGACCTCCATCCCGTAGAGGGTCCGGAGGAGGGCGAACTCCTCCTCGCAGCGGATCAGGGTCTGGTCGTTAAGCTGGGACTGCTGGTACTCGTAGAGCAGGTAGGTAAGCTGGGCATCGCGGGCCGCGTAGGGGCCGAGGATGAACCATGGAATCAGGTCAAAGCGGGGATCGGTGCGAGGACCTTTCCAGGGGCCGAGGGCCTCCTGCTCGGCGGCCTCGTCGCCCTCCTCTATGCCGAGGGCCTTGCCGATGTGAAGGCGGACGGCGGTGTCCTTGAGGCCGATCGGGTAGCCGGGCCAGAGCTGGCCAGAAGCGAGCATCGAGTCCCACACGAGGGCGGGCATGAGGTTGACGTGGCCGCCGTCCCACGGCGGATGGGGAGACTGGAACTCGCAGTTGCCGCCGTGAGGGCGGTCGCGCTGGCCCGCGTAGAACTGGAGGGAGTCGTGCTTGCCGTTGTGCATGATGAGCTGTTGCCGGGACAGCCAGGACACCAGGCGATCCCAGGCAAGGAAGGAACGGTTAGGGGCCGAGTAGAGCTGGGCAGGAGTAAGGTCGGGGTAGGCAGCAGCCCACTTGGCAAGGCGACGAGAGTGGGTGGCGGGGATCTGCTTCGGACCGCAGGGCAGGCAGGTGAAGTCGGATCCCTGGTCGAACGGGACAGCGATCGACACAAGGTCAGAAGAGGCAGGGTCCCGCCACGCGGCGGAGACAACGCTAATGCGAGCACCGTCGTCGTTGAACAGGCCGGACGACTCGGAGTCGAGAGCGACCAGGAGTCCGGAGACGGGCGGCAGCTTCATCAGGCGCAGTCCGCCGGGGCGGCGTTGTGGTGAGGGCAGTCGCAACCGTAGTCGCAGCGGTCGGGGCGACAGTGAACGAGGTGGAGGTGCCAGCCGGTCTTGCCGCCCCACTTGCCCGTAACGGGCCACCAGACAGGCACCGGATCGGTCTGGCGGACCTCGGTAACGGCGAGACCCGGCTCAGCGGGAACGCACCAGCGATCGAGCGACTCGGCGGCCAGGCGGGTGGCCTCCAGCTCGTCGTAGAAGACGCCGACAACGCTGGCCGGACGACTGGCGATCGTGAACGCGTCGGACAGGGACCTGGCCTGGTGGCGCTCCAGGACTACGTAGACGGTCATCAGACCCAGCCCTTGAAAATGGCGTAGTCCTCCAGCATGGCCGGGGAGATCAGGTTGACGTCGTAGCCGGGCTTCATGCTGATGAGGTCCCAGGAGAAGACCAGACCGGCGTAGGTCAGCTCGTCGTAGACGTCGGCGGAGCAGACTCGCCAGGTGTCCTGCTTGAACACAGGGTCGAGCTGCTCGCCTGTGCGGAGGCCGGTTACCTCAAGGCCGAAGCCCATGTAGGCCATGTAGTCGTAAGGGGTGCCGACCAGGGCGTGGGCACGGGCCACCACGTCGAGCTGGGCCTTAGCGATCATGGCCGGGGTGACAACGGCAGGCCGGGACTTCCAGCTTGCCGGGTCGAGGAGAAGCTGGTCCCACATCTTGTAGAACCAGATCGTGTCGTCGTGGGACATGGCGGAGGCAATGCGGGTGCAGGGCGCGGTGCCCTCGACGATCTGGCCCTGGCCGATCGAGGTGACGATGTGACCGGCCCAGGACTGGGTAGCCATGCGGATAGCTGCACCGGCCATCCCGGAGCCGTGGCAGACGCCGGGAGTACCGGGAGGGACGCGGGAAAGATCAACGTTCTGAGGCATCAGGAGATCCTTACTAGAGGGGCCGCCCGTGGCGGGATGAGCGCCACGGGCGGCCCTGCCATTGTACCTGCCGTCAGGCGGGGGCTAGAAGGAGATGAGGTTCCAGCGGACGTTGTTGAGAGTGCCGAAGGAGGGGGTTCCGAGAGCCGGAACGAACGGGCCTCGCTGGTACAGGCCGACCAGGAGGGAACTGGCGGAGAGACGGAGCAGGCCGCCGGACTGGAACAGCATGGGCGAGGGGGAAGAGGTCAGGGAAAGCTGGGCGTTGGAGCCGTTGTCCCGGACCGCCTTGCCGGTCTGGACGGAGACGAGAGCGTGGGTGCCGTCGGAGTAGGTGACGTTGACCCAGCGGAGGGAGGCGTAGACCAGCGCCTGGCAGGCGAAGGTCGAGAGGAGGCCGTTGGCCTGGTTCTCGTTCAGGCACTGGCCGGTCGCGCGGTTCTGGACCTGGAACGGAGCGGAGGTGGCGACGGCGCAGTAGACCGTGCCGGTGATGTTACCGGCGGACGAGTCGGTGCCGTCGCCGTTCGCGGACGAGTCGGTCCAGTGCTCGCACACGGAGGTGTAGGTCCAGGAGTAGGCCCCGCCGGAGACGACCACAGAAGACGGAGTGGCGAACGCCTGGGTGAGCCAGTTGGTGGTGGAAACCGAGGGAGTGGCGTTGTGGTCGTCTTCGGTGGCCGGAACCGTGCCGGTCAGGGCGTCGGCCGAGGGCGCGAACGCGGTCAGGGAGTAGGTGCCGGAGAGCTGGCCGGTCAGCGCGTGGCTGATCTGGCCGCCGGACCCGGAGGGATCGCCAGCGGCAAGGATCGTGGTGAACGTGCCGGTGTCGGTGATGGTGGCGTCGTAGCAGTTGTCGGTCGAGGCGTTGAAGGCCGGGATCGAGGTGCAGTCGTTGGTGGGGGCGGTCGTGACGGAAAGCACGCGCTTCATGCTGTCGGAGGCCCAGACAGCGGGAGTGCCGTGGCCGTTGTCCGGCCGGTTCGAGATCTGGGTGGTGGCGGAAACGGTGGTGACAGCGGCGCTGGCGGAGACGGAAACGGCGAGCAAGCTGCCGAAGACCGTCGCGACCGTGGCGGCAAGGGCCGCGATGACGCGCTTGGTTCTGGACATCAAGGATCTCCTAGTCGATTGGACGATACGGAGAGAAGGATAGCAGACGGGTTGACAGAGAGACAAGTCCGATGGTACGATTTGAGGCATAAGGTGGAGACTAGGAGAGGGCAGGGCGATGGAACCCAACAGCGAGCAGAGAGACATCGTGAGGGCGAGCAGGACGTCGAGGACGATGGTCGTGGACGCGCTCGCGGGGACGGGCAAGACCAGCACACTGGAGCTGGTCGGCGGAGCGAACCCGTACACGCAGTTCCTGTACGTGGCGTTCAACCGGGCAGTGAAGGACGAGGCTGAGGCCAGGTTCCCGGGCAACGTGCGGTGCAAGACCTCCCACGGCATGGTCTTCATGCAGTACGGGAAGCGGTATGGCCACCGGCTCAACGCGCCCAGGGTGCCCAGCAGGCGGGCGGCATCGATCCTGGGACTCAGGGACGTGCGGGCCGAGTTCTGCGTGAGCTGCAACGAGGCAACGCAGGACGGGTACACGTGGGCTGCAGCCGAGGTGGACGCGGGGCGGGGCAGCGACTGGCACCTGTCGACGGACGCGGAGCAGCCGAAGAGCCACCAGGGCCACGCGGTGATGGCGGAGACGCTGGAGCCGGTGACGGTGGCCAACCTGGTGATGCGGACCGTGGACCGGTTCTGCCACAGCGCGGACCGGAAGATGACGACCTGGCACGTGCCGTTTGCCAAGGGGGTGGACCCCAGGCTGATGCCAGCGATCCGGCAGGCCGTTCTCCCCCACGCGCAGGACGCGTGGACGGACATGCTGCAGGCGAACGGGCAACTGAGGTTCAGCCACGACGTCTACCTGAAGATGGCGCAGCTCGACGGGTGGCGGTGCAAGGAGGGAACGGTGCTGCTGGACGAGGCGCAGGACACGAACCCGTGCCTGAGCAGCATGTTCAAGAACATGACCGGGAAGAGGCTGTTCCTGGTCGGGGACCCCAACCAGGCGATCTACGAGTGGAGGGGTGCCAAGGACGCGATGGAGGAGTTCGAGACCGAGACCCGGCTGAGCCTGACCGGCAGCTACCGGTTCGGTCCGGCGATCGCGGAAGAGGCCAACCTGTGGCTGGGCATGCTGGGCACCGACCTGAGGCTGAGGGGCTGGAAGAAGCGCGACTCCCACGTGGTGGAGCGGATCGAGGACCCCGATGCGATCCTGACCCGGAGCAACGCCGGGGCGATCGTCGAGACGATGGAGCAACTGGAGCGGGGCAAGAAGGTCGCGATCGTGGGCGGGGGCAAGGACATCGAGGCCCTGGCGAGGGCGGCCCAGGACCTGCAGGCCGGGCGGAAGAGCGACCACCCGGAACTGGTCGTGTTCGAGAGCTGGACCGACGTGCAGCGGTACTGCAAGGAAGAGCCTGAGGACGCGGGGACGCTGGTGCCGCTGGTCCGGGCGATCGACTCCCACGGTCCGCAGGCGATCATGGCCATGACCAGGCAGCTCGTGGACGAGTCGAACGCCGACGTGACCGTGAGCACGGCGCACAAGGCCAAGGGGCGGCAGTGGGGCAAGGTCAGGATCGGCGGGGACTTCCCTCCGCCCAAAGAAGGGGAGCCGCAGGAGAAGGAAGAGCTGAGGCTGGCGTACGTGGCCGTGACCCGGGCAATGTTCGAGCTGGACAAGGGCAGCCTGGACTACGCGACAGGAGTGGCAGCGTGATGAGGACGATAGTGACCGGGGTCCCGGCCGGACTGGACCCCGGCAGGCCGCAGCGGATGAGGTTCCTGCGGATGCACCAGGACGCAGAGGGGATGGTGGCAGTGTACGAGTGGTTGCCGCCGGAGCCGCAGACGACTACGCTGAGGGTGACAGTAACAACGCAGGGCGAGGACCGGCTGCTCCACCAGGAGGACGTGGAGAGGGTTACCCGGGCGCTAAGCCACTCGGGGTCCGACGCAACGTGGGAGATGGAAGGAGGTGGGGACGATGGCTAAGTGCATCCAGTGCATGGGGCCTGGCGGGCAAGCCAAGCTGGGCGGACTGTGCAAGCGGTGCGCGCCGATCCGGCGGGCGATGCGCTGGCTCGGCCGGTAAGGACAGAGGCCCCCGGATCAGAGTCTGCGGCCGGGGGCCTCGTCGTGGGCGGGGAGTTGACAAGAGGACACAAAGGTGGTTTACTGGGGGGACGAGGGGACGCGAGGCGCGGACCCCGGAGCCGAGAGGAAACGGCAAAATGAGCGCAGTGGTGGAAACCAAGGACGCGAACAGCAGGCTGGGCACGGTCAGGAAGCTGCTGGCCAAGGCCGACGACCTGGCCAGGGCGGGAGACCAGCACAGCCTGAACGAGGCCGAGGCGCTGAACGAGCGGGCGGCTGAGCTGATCGCGAGCTACGGAATCGACAAGGCGATGCTGGCAGCGGACGGCAGCTTCGGAGACGAGATCGTCGACGAGGTGATCATCGTCGGCAAGCCGTTCGCCAAGGAGTTCACCGACCTGCTGTGGTACGTGGCCTCGAACATGCGGGCCAAGGGGCGGCTGATCAAGCGGTGGAATAAGGAGCTGCACGGCGGCCGGACCAAGGGCGGGTACGAGTACGGGCTGCGGCTGTTCGCGTACGAGAGCGACATGGAGCGGATCAAGCTGGTGTACGGCAGCGTCAAGAACCAGGCGCTCGCGGGCATGAGCAAGATCGTGGACCGCAGCAGCACGTACGGGCAGACTCAGAAGGCGGACCGGCAGAGCTACCTGGACGGGTTCGGCACGGCAGTGTACTCAAGGCTGCAAAGGGCCGAGAGGGAGGCCCAGCGGATCAAGCAGGCCGAACTGGACGAGGCCAGGGACGTGGCGATGATCGAGGGCCGGAGCACGGCAACCGGGTTCAGCACCGAGCTGGTGCTGTCGGACCGGGGGCTGGCGGTCAAGGTCGCGATGGACGCGGCGTACGGGATCACCCAGGCCCAGCGGGCAAAGTGGGCCGAGGACGACAAAAAGGCCAGCGAGGCGTGGGAGGCCGGAGCAGCGGACCGCGAGAGGGAGCGCGCCGAGTGCAAGCGCTGCAGCAAGGGCAGGCCGTGCAGCCAGCACGGCACCGCGATGGGGCGGAGCCGCGACTACCAGCGCGTGGGAAGCAAGTGGAGCGCCGGTTACACGGACGGCAGCAAGGCCGACCTGAGCGGCAGCAGCGGACGGCAGCGGATCAGCGGAACGCGGGCCACAATCGAGCAGTAGCGGTAGCGGTAAGGTAAAGGCCCCGCCCCCCACGTCGGGTGGCGGGGCCGCGCCGTGTCCGAGGGTTGACAAGCGGACAAGGACGTGGTTGGGTGGAGGCAATCGGGCCTGGATGCCCGGAACCAACGCAAGGAGAGCACGCAATGTCGCAGGCAGACAAGCTGAACCCCGACCACATCCCCTACACGCCGGACCCGGACGCCCACGAGGCGGGCATGCCGAGGCGCGGCCAGCGGGTGAAGGTGAACGGGTCGCACGCGGGCATGGAAGCGCGGGGCCTGGAGGATGGCCACGAGGGGATCGTGGTCGGCCACGCCAGGGGACGGAGGGCGCATCGCCACTTCGTCAAGAACGTGGTCGCCGCCAGCAAGGCCGGGCGGCCGGTCAGCGGGGACGACTACGAGCCGCTGATCGACAACGAAGGTCCGCTGGTGCAGTGGGACGGCAAGGAGAACGAGGACCCCGACTGGTTCCCCGGCCAGGCCGAGGGGATCATCGCGGTAACCAAGCCGTTCGACATCGAGGCCGTGGCCGAGATCGTCAGGCAGGCGCTGGCGGAGCACGCCGGGGCCGAGGTCGGGATGTTTGAGCCGGTCGGGGACAAGGAGTGGCTGATCGGCGCGAAGACGGCCAACGGGGTGCCGCTGAGCGTCGTCGTCGGGGTCACGCCCGACAAGTAGCACCGCAACCCCAGGAGAGGCCCGCCGTGACATTGCGGCGGGCCTCTTGCTATGTTAGGGCAGGGGCGGCGTCCCGTGGCTCACGGAGGCCGGGGAGAGGCGTGACGGGCGTATTTGTTCCCACGAAACAACGGAGTGTAGGTGTGTAGGCCGTGTAGGTGCGGTGACCGGCGTCTCGGTGTCTGAGCGGTGTAGGAGTGTAGGTGGTGTAGGTGTGCTCCACTCTACCCCTCGTAGAGAGGAGAGGGAGGGATACGGGTGGAGCACCTACACCGCATACACCACCTACACCGTGCGGGAAAACGCCCAGACCACGCCAGTCTTACGGCGGTCCTTGTCGGCCCGGACGCCCGACTTACGCAGGATGCCCCGGATGCGCTCGATCCGGCGGCCGACCATGGCCGGGCTTTTCGGCCAGTCGGTGTCGCCCCGGTCGCGCAGGCCGTGGTAAGTGGCGAACAGGGCAGCGGCGGACCCGGACCAGTTCTGCTCGGACAGGGCCACCACGTGCATCGTGAAGGGGTCCGTCTCAGCCGAGGACTGAATGCCGTCTGCGATCTTCTGCCGGTAGCCAGCGAGGGTGGAGGTGCCACGGCACTGGTCCATCGCCTGGCAGATCTGGGCAAAGTCGGTCAGGCGCTCCTGTCCCTCCCACGTGGCGCGGACCGAGGGCAGCTCGGCCAGCACGGCGGAGGCAAGGTCGAGGAAGGCACCTAGTGCCCGTGGCTGGTCCGCCCTCCAGGCCGCGTCCAGGGCAGACTCGGACCGGAACGCGGTGATGGGGCTAGGCTCAAAGACCACGGACCGGTCCACCAGGTCGCCGTTCTCGACTAGCGACTTGATCGAGGTGACGATAAAGGAGCGGCGTACGGAGACAACAGAGAGGTCCTGGTTGGCGTACATCCGGCGCTTGACGTCGCTGGTACCGGTAACTGCGGTGCAGATGGCATCGGAAAGCCACTCGGGCAGCGTGGAGAGGTTGTCGAGGACGACCACGGACTGACCGGCCACAATGACCTCCCAGTCCTCGTCGCGGCCCGGCTTGCGCTTCAGCTCGGCTATCGAGGGATCCACTAGGGACCGCAGGCGGCGTGCCATCGTGGACTTGGCCGTGCCCTCCTCGCCGTGGAGGTAGATTACGGGGTGGGAGATGCCGGGCCAGAGCCAGGAAAGGACGCACGCGACCAGGAGCGACCGGTCAGCGGCGGGGAGGTTCAGGGCCGGATAGAGAGTGTCCTTCAGCTTGTAGCCCCGGACCGGCTCAGGCAGCGGACTGGTCAGGGGAGTCCGGCGGAACGCGATAGGAGAAACGTCGGTAAGGGTCCAGTGGCCGGGCTGGATGTCGATTACTCGGCCAGTCTCGTCGCCCAGGTCGAGGATCAGGCCGTCGCGGTAGCTGGCCGTTCTCATGGGGATCTCGACGGGGACCTTGGCTGACGCCTTGCCTTCCATCGAGGTTACCATCTCCGCCAGGTCAGTATTGGAGGGATACTGGCCGAACTCTTGCTCGTACTGGGCAGCCAGCCGGACCCGCATCGATCCGACTCCGCCTTTGAGAGCATGCAGCACCCGGGGTCCGAACCTGGGCAGGCCGAACACCTCGTTCTCCGACGATCGTACCAGCTCGTAATCGCGGTCAGCTATGCGGGCGAGCTTCTGTTTCTGAGTCTCCTTGCCCTCGGGTGGCTCGGCCTCGAACACGTGCGGCTCGTCTACCACGCGGACCATTGCCAGCTCGGCCCTGGCCCGGGTCAGGCACCGGCTGAACTCCTCGGCCCACCAGCCGGACTGCTGGCGCTTAGGTTCGTTACGACGCCTGGTAGTAATGCTGTCCTGCTCGGCCAGGGTCCGGATCTGGCCGTCCGTCAGGCCGGTCCGCATGGCCTGCTTGATCAAGGCAAAAGTGTGGTCGCTAGGGTCGGCCAGCGGGGGAACCATGACACGTAGCGTGGGGGGCAGGTCCTCATAGGCCGGGAGGTCGCCCTCCACGTTCGTGACGGGCGCGTGATGAGGCTCCATCAGCCACGCCGGGGCGACGGCCAGGGGGTACCAGGACGACACTTCATAAGACCCCTCCGGGCTGGTGCTAGGCGGCAGTATCACGTAGTCCAGGCTGGTACCTCCGCGTATGTCAATAGTGCGGTTCTTTCCCAGCTTTCCGGACCGCCGGTCGCCCCGGTACAGGAGGTGCCGTCCCCTGATCCCGCCACGCCCCGGGGTGACATGGGTGCGGGTGGGGGGCAGGTCCAGGCCCGCCACGTCCTCGGCGTGTCCCGGCTTGTACGCGTCGAAGTCCAGGACCACCAGCCCGTCGGCCCGGCCGCCGATCATCGCGTCCGGGTAAAGGACCCACCAGGCCCAGATTACGCCGGGGTCGGTCGAGGCCCCGGCCTTGCCTTCGTCGATTAGCGGTCCCTTGTCCGGTCCGCAGGGCAGGACCGGTATTCCGTGATTCTGACTCCACACCATTGCCCAGGCGTACATCCGGCTCGTCAGCTCGACGCGCTCGGCCAGGGCAGCAGACAGCTTACACAACTCAAAGACCCTCTCCCATGGGTTTCAATACAGATCAGGCCCCGGTCCACCACGAGGGATGGTCCGGGGCCTGTGCCTGCCCGGGTCCTACCTGCTAGAAGTCGTCGTCGTCCCCGGCCGCGTCGTCCTTGGCGTCCTTGTCCTTGGCGTCGTCGTCCCACGCGTCGTCGTCGCCAGCCTTGGCGGCCTCGACCGACATCAGGGTCGTGATGTCGTTCGAGAGCTGGCCCTTCCGCGCTCCGGCCTGAATCTCGCGCTGGCCGACCAGCCCGACGACCTCCTTGCCCAGGAGGGTGTCGGTGTCCACGTTGGGCTTGGCCTCGAACGCCTCGAAGACCATCTTGGCGAACCAGAGCTGGTCCTCGGAGAAGCCGGTGCTGGTCCGGATGCCCTTGCCCTTGAACTTGTCGCCGGTCGTCTGGCCGCTGACTACGGAGAAGTGCCACCACCAGTAGGCGTTGCCGTTCTTGTCCGGCTTGGCGGCCACCTCCACCTTGTCCAGCTTGAGGGTGTACTGGTCTTCCTCCAGCAGGGTGAACGCGCTGCCCTCGGCCTTGTGGACGGCCTTGGCGGTGTTGGTGTCTAGCTTCGGCACTGGGTGCCTCCTTCTGATTGCGTGTCTGTGATCACCCGGCCGAGACTACCGGCTAGGTTGTCTCCCTGTCAAGTAGCACGCTCAGCATTGCGAGCTGGTACCGGATCAGCGCCTGGAGCAGCGGAGCCACCGACCTCAGCGCCAGTCCGGCTTCCTCCGGGCTGACCTCCGGTGCGCCGCGCTGGCGCATGCCGATTACTACTTCATCGACCTGAGTAGACAGGCGACGGGACCGGGTGGCGATCTGGTCGTGCAGGTTCACTTCTTCTTTTCCTCTCCGCAATCGCACAGGTGCTTACCGGTCGCGTGGTTGGGCTGGAGGATGCACGCGTGCCGGTGGCGGTCCTCACCGACCCAGGTCTTGTTGCAGGTCTTACGCCAGATGGCGGGCTGGTGCCTGCCTGAGTTGTGGGCGTTAGTCATCCGAGTCTACCTCGGACGATCCCCCCCACTACCATGCCGAACAGGAACACGACTACCACCGAGTCCGGAAAGTGGAATCCCAGGATCGTGATCATGGGTCAGTCCTCCAGCTCCTTGTCTTCGTCCTCCTTGCGAGTGCGGAGGAGGGCCTTATACGCGAGCTGGGTCGGATCGGTGTCCTTGTCCAGGTCGCCCTGCACGTACGCGAGGACGCGATCGAACGTCGGGTAGGCGAGGCGGGACGGCAGCATGCCGTACTGGTCCTTGGCGACGTGGGTGGCGTCCGGCCGGGGGTAGCCGACAACCAGGGGATCGCCCGCCATGTCGCCCTCGACCTGCAGCCGGATCACTATCCCGGCGTAGCCGATCATGTCGCCCCGGATCGCCGGGCTGAGGTCGGGGGTGAACTGTCCGGCCTCGAACCGCATCTGGCAGGCAATAGCCACGTGGCAAGGCAGGTCGTGCAGCGCCCTGGTCATCCGGCGGATCTCCTGGGAAGCGCCCTTGTACTGGTCGCGAACGTCGCCGGAGATGTAGCGGTCGAGCGGGTCGATAGCCACATGGTCGCGCTTGGCGGCTATCCGGGCCTTCCGCCAGTCCTGGTCCACATAGACCTCGATCCGGCGGGCCAGCAGCTCGGTCCCGGTGTCCAGGCAGACACCGGCCAGCGCTCCGGGGTCCGCCGCGAGCAGCTCGCGCCACTCGGTGATCGACTTCTCGAGGGTTATCGGCTCGAAGTTGTCGACCGGCTCGATCCGGCTGATGTCGAGGCCCAGGGCGGTGAGCCGCCGGGGCCGGATGCCCTTGTCCGTGCGGATCCACTTGATCACGCCCAGCTTGGACATGTAGGCCATTGAGGTCGTCTTGCCCGCGCCGTAGTCGCCATAAAACAGTATCTTGAGGAACTCAGCCTCATCTGCCAGTGTGCTCATACGGCCAGCCTACCACGCGTTGTTGACCGATTGTCAACGCATTGACGGCCGAGGGGTCCCCCGGTCCCGTGCACCAGGAGACCCCTCTGCTACTGCTGCTAGGCTAGAATCGCAGCGCCGGGTATCGGGCATCGGGTTCTCACCGGCAGTGGCCAGCCTGTCCAGAGGACAGCGACTACAGCAGTAACCTTAGGGAGGCCCCGCACTAGGCCGGGTCGCCGGACGGACCTAGTGCGGGGCCTCAGCGCCGAGAGGATCAGCAACCATTGGGCCTCGGGGGGTTGGTGCGATCACAGCAGTCCGGAGAGTGGACCGCCGCTCGTACTCTACGGCGAACTCGGTGCCAGTACACCCTGTCCTGGCACCAGTGCCCATCGTAGTTGACGGCTTGTCTGGGTGTCAACTAGTGTCGTTCGAACTGCTGCTCGAAGCCCTGGTCGCGCAGGAACCGCTGGATACTGAGGCCCTTCCGCCCGGCCAGGCAAGCCTCCTTGAAGTCACACTTCCATTGGCAGTCCTGCGGATCAGTAGAGCGAGGCGACATCACCCCAGCTCGGGTTACCTCGGCCTGCTGGCGGTACCGGGCAAGGGCAAGCAGGTAGGTGTCCTGGACCGTGGCGTCCAGCTCCTTGTCCGTGCGGTACAGGGGTATCCGCTTGAACCGCTCGTCCAGCGGCGTACGCTGAGGCCCGGCTAGTCCCCCGGTACTCACCGGGGTACCCGACGCGGCCAGCTCGGCTAGCTGGCGCTCGGCTGCCACATCGGCCTGCAGGCGATAAGTCCGGGCAGCGCTGTAGATCTGGCCGAACACCTTTTTTCCCATCTGTCGCATCGCCCAGGTGTATAGTCCGAACTGGTCGTCCAGCTCAAGTAGCTTGGCTCCGGGCAGGTCTTTTCCGCTCTTGTGATCCACCACGTAGATGTTCTTGGTACGGCGGTCCTGGACTACCAGGTCGATCTTGACCTTTAGGTAGAACGAGCTGGGGTTGCCGGTCAGCGCGGGAAGTCGGCAGACGGCGTTATG